TGACCCCCATTTCTATTCAATCTTACCGTAGTAATGGTAAGAATCTGTACCATCATCAACAATAACAGTTATTGATGTAGTGTCCAAACATGGTGATGTGAAATAGGTGACCACATAGTTTCTATTAGTTTTCATTTCCACTGAGTGGAAAGAGTTAATACCTGGATTTGAGTCTTTGGTATTTAAAAACTTGTACACCATATCAGTACCTTGACTTTTAATAACCAAAGAATCTTTACTAATCAAAACTGTTGGAGAAGTTACCAATACAGAATCAGTCCATTTTTTGGTACTATCTGTGATTGAGTGACCAATCTCTAAAGATTTAACTTTTACTTTATAGATGTCTTGAGACAAACAAACTAATGTTGATAAAGACAATAACGATGTTACGATTAATTTTTTCATACAACAAAGATAAAGCAATTATTTTAAATAAAACAAATTTTTTATTATTTTCTTTTTAAAAAATATTTTTTTAAAAAGTTTTGGTAATCTCAAGATTTATTGTATCTTTGTATTCACAAAAACGATATAACTATGACAACTACCAACACAATCATCGAAGTAACAACAGGAACATTAGCGGGTGACGTATTCTACGGAAACTTCAAAACTCGTGTTAAAAATAAAGTAATTAATGTTATGGTTTCAAACCACTTGAAAGACATTAACAAAGAATATGAATTCCGTATCGCAGGGAAATGTCAGGCGGGGTTCATCAATATCCACGATACTAAAGGAACTGCTGGTGAAGTTATCCGTGGATACCAAAAAAACTCTTTGGTTAATATTCAAGCAAAAAATGAGTTCGGTCATTGGATGAATGTTTACACAACTAAAGGTGGTAAATGGTACTCAATCGACAAAGGTTTCTTGGAGACTATCACAGTTGGTACTATGAGAGAATCTTTCCCTGATATGTGTGATATGCAAATTTGGGAAAGAATGGGGGCTAAAACTTGGGCTGACAAGGCTTTCACAAAATAAAAAACTTTTTACCAATATTTGACTTTTTGTAAAAGTCGCATATATTTAATAGAAAATACATAATACTGCAAATGAAAAATTTAAATATCATACTATTAGGCGGAACTGAGGCGGATACGTTAACTCGGACGGCGATGGTATGATGTTTTGTCAACAATAACAATCAGAACCCATCTCCAAAAAAGATGGGTTTTTTTATGTCTAAAAGTTGGTAATTAAATAAATTGTTGTATCTTTGTGAAACAATAAAGGGGATGAAACCCCGAGTTCTTTGACATGTCGGTTTGAAAAAAAAAATTAAGGTCCATTCGTTCATCGGCTAGGATGCTACCCTGTCACGGTAGTGAGGAGGGTTCGATTCCCTCATGGACCGCAAATAATAAGGGGGTGCATGTTCCAAGGCTTTGGCGATGTCGATTTGCAATCAACGTGAGGTGGGTTCGATTCCCATTATCTCCACATAAATAGCGGGGTGGACTGGAGCGGTTCCAGCTCAGTCTCATAAGCTGAATGACGAGGGTTCGATTCCCTCCCCCGCAACTAAACAGTGTCTCGGTCCGCTCTGACGAAAGTCAACGACGAGGTCTCGGTAGACAGAACGCGTCTGATTCTACCCAAATACGCGAATATCGTATAGTGGTTATTACTCCATCCTTCCAAGTTGGAGACGACAGTTCGATTCTGTCTATTCGCTCAAAAACGCTCAAGTGGTGGAATGGTATACACGTATGTCTTAGGAACATATGTCTTATGACGTGAGGGTTCGAGTCCCTCCTTGAGTACAAAACCAAGGTAATGTCAGTAGGATGAGGCCGCAATCGGATTCCTTTGAACAACGCGTGAGGGGCGGCTTTCACGATGTGGCTGATAACCCGAGGTTTTAAGACCCCACGATTAACGGATATATCCGACCGTTATGGAGTGTGAACCTGACTTGAAAGCTTCAAGGCTATGGGGGAGGCAACACAAACAAACACGGATTCCCCATTATGGATTAAGGGGGTAAGGGGCTTTAATTAGTCGTAATACAATCCACAAGTTGTAAGAACACTGAACAATCTTACAATACACACTCTTCTTCCGAGTGAGACTCGCCACGTAACTTTGGGGGTAGGGTGAAGATGTTCTGAGGATAACACTGAACGCTGAACAGTAAAAACCATGACGCATTTGATTGGTAGAATAGGTTAAGACGGAGTGTGAAAGTAGAAACCCCCGATGGATGGTTACTAAGCTCTTTAACTCAAAAGGGATAGTCGGGAGGGATATATAAGCTTAAGGGAAACTATAAGAAAAAACTAGGTCAGTTCCGATTTAACCCCTATCGGTACGAGTGTCTGACCTTAATGCCTCCTTAGCTCAGTTGGCAGAGCACTTGTTTTGTAAACAAGATGTCGTTGGTTCGAATCCGACAGGAGGCTCAATGAGTAAGAGATACTCAATAGTCTTTGGTTCAAGACTTAAATAATGAACTCGGTTTAGAGAGGACATCGATAACGCCTCTTTCGTGGAGTAAAAGGATATTCAACAGTCCTTCCAGTAGTTGTGACTTTTTATGCGGTAAGACGCGATGGGTTTTTGAATAGGAAAAACTATGAATATCCACTCTCTATAATCTCAGGAGGGTACAATTGCTCGGGTGGTGAAATAGGTAGACACGCAAGACTTAAAATCTTGTGGACTGTAAGGTCCGTGCGGGTTCGATTCCCGCCCCGAGTACTAAAACAAATCTTACAGAAGTCCGATTAGCACGGATGAAAGGAACCTTGACTTCATGGGAGTTGCTACCCAACCGAAGTTTAAATGACTCAAGGTACTCTGTGATGGACCCTGCTCTGTGTGGCCACGCAACAGGTGAGGGGTAACCGCCCTCGGTCAAATCCAAAACTACGGTGAGCGTAGAAGATTTGTTTTTATTTGGTCCCATCGTCTAACGGTTAGGACATCAGGTTTTCATCCTGGAAATCGGGGTTCGATTCCCCGTGGGACTACCAAATTAACAAACACATTACAAGGATATGAGTTATTTAGAAATTGCGCGACCTTTTAATTGTAACCAATCTTGTTCAGGTCTAATCTCTAAATTAGTTTTCCAAGCAGCTTCTAATACATTCATAGGTGTGTTTAATTCTTTACCTAAATTAATTAATGCGTTAATGTCTTTTGGAAAACATGTACCACCAAAACCTAATTTACCATCAGGTCCTGGTATATGTAAATGAGAGTCGGCAATTCTACCATCAGAAACAAATCCGTATTTTGCGGTTTCCCAATCAACACCTAATTTTTCTGACAATCTAAAATATTCGTTCATTAAACTAATTTTAGTTGCAAAATAAGTGTTATTCATATACTTAATTAATTCTGCTGTTGTTGAGTCAGTTATTATATAGTTTCTGTTCATGAACCTCTCAACAAATAAAGATTTCACTTCGTTGGTTAAGTTTGGGTCTCCACCCAATACAATTCTTGCCTGTGTTAACATATCTAACTTGGAAGTTCTTTCAGTTAAAAATTCAGGGCTAAATATAATTTTAAGGTTAAATTTATCTATTAACCTTTTTGTGGTCCCTGGTAAAATTGTTGATTTAATTATAAATATTGATTCGATATTGTTAGGGATTTCTGAGAAAAAACTCTCAATAAATGACAAATCCTGAATTCCATTTATATCCATTGGTGTTGGTAAACATACAAAGATGAATTTTTGTTTTAAAACTTCACTTAACGTGTGAGTTGATTTTAACGGATTAACATCATAAATTTTTACATCGGAGGTTGGTGAAAATGAAAATGCTTGAGATTCACCCACAAAACCGTTACCTATAATTCCTACAGTTTTTTTCATATCTTATTTTTTTATTAAAATAAGGGTGTTGTAAAAAAAATAAACAATTGGTCCTTTAGCTCAGTCGGTTAGAGCAGTGCACTCATAATGCGAAGGTCACAGGTTCGAGCCCTGTATGGACCACTTTTTTTAAACCGAGCATGGCCAATCCAAATTTTCTTTGTATATTTGTTATATGAAAAATCAACTACCATATTGTAACACATCTGAAGCGATTAAAGGATATGATAATTCTCCTATTGCAAAATCTGAAACAAATGATTGTGTTGTTCGTGCGATAGCATCAGCATTTGACCTTGAATACGATAGAGCTCATAAATTTGTTGCAGACACATTTGGACGTAAACCAAGACAAGGTACTTTTGGATTTGGTCCTGGTATGAATAAGATTGCCGAAGAAAGAACTCGTATTGGTAGAAAATGTATCAAATCTATGGGTACTAAATCTGAACACAGTTCTTTCCGTTCACTATCTTACGATGTTAAAGTTAAAGGGGTTAAAACTTCACGACAAATGACTGTGGGTACTTTCATTTCAAAATACCCTTTAGGGACTTATGTAGTTACAGTTAAACGTCACGCCTTCACTATTAAAGATGGTGTGGTTATAGGTAATCGTGAAGATGCGATTCAGAAAAGAAAAATCATGTTATTGGCTTGGAGAGTTGGTTCATAATATAAACCCTATATATTTATCAGTATGTCAGATAGTATTATAAATTTCTTAAAAAAACAGGGTGATATTTTTAGTTCCGCAAAATATTTTGGTGGTATAGATAAATTACGTGAGATTGGTAAGACTAATCCTGAAATTATGGACATGATAACTAAATCATCTTATGGTTATATGGAATTCCGAGCAGGGGATAGACCAGGTCGAACCAAAACCTATAAATTTAATTTCTATGTGTTAGATTATGATATGGAGGATACGGGTGGTGATTACAACCACGCTTATTTGGCGATTGATTTAATTGTTGATTACCCAAATTTAACCGATGAAGAAATTTTAAGAATTGGTAAATGGGTGGCTGAGTATTGTGAGGATGGTCGATGTGACTATAACATTTCAAACAAAATCTTTGAAGAATCTTTGATGATGGCAGACGTTAAAAAAATTAACGGTAAAGATGTTCCATGGGAACCAGGTAATCTATTAGGAAACCAATCAGATATCGTTCCTGATGTTGAGGTTGATGAATTGATTAAGAAAAGTAAGAGTGGTGGTACCGTTAAAGAATCTGTTGTAAGAATAAAAAAATTACTTAAGGTTGACCTAAAGTAAAAATACATTATATTTATCCTTGAAACCTTGTTACTGAGGTCCACGTGTCCAAGAGGCATTTGAGTTGGTTAACTACCAACGAAGTGGGGTTCAATAAACATAAAAATAAAATAAGGAAAAAATGTATTATCAAACAAAAACTGCAACGCCTTGTGCGTTCATCACAAAAGACAAATTACGTCTTAAACAATTTGGGCATAATGTCTATCTTAAAAACGGGTCAGAATTCGAATTAGAATTATTCAACCCATCACAATCAACTGTTTTAGCAAAAATTAGAATCGACGGAAATTATATTTCAGGTGGAGGAATTGTTCTTAAACCTGGACAACGAATTTACCTTGAGAGATTCTTAGACGACGCTAAAAAATTCAAATTTGAAACATACGAAGTTGATTCAACCTCTAATGAAGTATTAAACGCAATATCCAATAATGGTAATGTGGACGTAGAATTCTACGAGGAGTATATTAAACCAACATACCAACAACCCTTTTTGGTTAATTACCCGTTGGTCAACCCTTTAGTTAATTACCCGTCAACAAATCCAAACCCTTATTATGTAAACACTTTTACAACTACAGGGTTAAATAATACTACGGTATCAACATATACCTCAAGTGTTGGATTTAACTCTTCAAATAGTGGTGACTCAACTTTAAGCTTTACCAACGGTTTCTCAAATAAGGTTGATTTACAAAAACCAAGAAGTAGAAGTTTAACAAAAAAATCAAAATCAATAGAAACAGGTAGAGTTGAGAAGGGTGGTAATAGTAACCAATCCTTTAGAACTGTTAATAAAGACTTTAATAGTTATACAATATCAACATCTAACTGGAAAATACTTCCTGAGTCAGTTAAACCATACGAATCAAATGATTTAAAAGTTCACTGTACTGAATGTGGAAGTAAGAGAAAGAAAGATTCTCATAAATTTTGTCCTAATTGCGGAACAAAATATTAAAATAAAAAACAAGGTTTCAAAAAAATAAACCCCTTCTATTCGGAGGGGTTTTGTTTTTAATAAAAAATGTCGTATCTTTGTTCAAATAAAGGTGATGAAAATAATAAGTAAAAAAAATTATACTATGAAACAAAGAATATATTTGGATGATGTTAGGACTCCTGTAGAAAAAGACCAATGGGTTATTGTTAGAAATTACGACGAGTTCGTAAATAAAGTTACAGAAATTGGTTTAGAGAACATTGGATTAATTTCCTTGGACCACGACTTAGGTGATACTGCGATGACAGAATGGCATAAAAACGTTTACCACAACTACGAACTGAATTACGATAACATTACTGAAAAAACAGGGATGGATTGTACTAAATGGTTGGTAGAACAATGGATGGATGGGTCACCTGTTGTGGATGTTGTAATTCACTCAGCAAATGCTATTGGTAGTGCGAATATGATGGGGTATATTAATAACTACCGTCACATCAATCGTTTACCACAAAATTGTATCAGAGTACAAATCGAACATACTGTAAACTGATAATAAATAAACAGATAAATAAAACGAAAAATGAAGGTTAATAATAGCGAGTTAAGTGGGAAAGTAATCAGAAATAATGAGACGTATATTGTTGAGGACAATACGTTTCTTAATAATTTAGTGTTATCTAAAACAACACTACATCCTGGTAAAGAAACTACAGGACACTCTCACGAAGGTCTTGAAGAAGTTTATTTCTTTATCAAAGGTGAGGGTAAGATGTTGTTAAAAACAGAAACTACTGAAACTAACCTATCGGTTGGTGAAGGTGACATCGTATTGATTCCTGATGGAGCTTTCCACAAGGTTTTCAATCACGAAGGAAAAGAAGATTTAGAATTTGTTTGCGTATTCCAAAAGTACGAAAGATAATGAATATTTTCATTTTAGATTGGGATGTTAAAAAGTGTACTCAGTATCATGTTGACAAACACGTAGTCAAGATGATACTTGAAACCGCACAATTATTGTGTGGTGTTCATCATGTGACTGACGAAGTAACGACCAAGTACCGACCAAGTACCGACCAAGTACCGTACAAGTTGTCACATAAAAACCATCCTTGCGCAATTTGGGCTCGTAAGAGTTTATCTAATTATTTGTACTTGTGTGAATTGGGATTAGAATTATCTAAAGAGTATACTCATAGGTACGGTAAACAACATAAATCAGAAATGGTTATTTTATGGTGTATTATGAATAAACCTAACATTCCTGATATTGGATTTACAGAACCTGCCAAGGCGATGCCTGACGAGTTTAAAGTGGATTCTGTTGTAGAATCCTACAGAAATTATTACATGGGGGCTAAATCTGATTTGGCCGCTTGGAAAAACAGAGAAAAACCTTTTTGGTTTGAAAAAAAAGAATTAAATTTGCAGTATGATTAAGATAGATAAAGACTTTAAAGGTGATGTGTGGATTTTTTCGGACCCACACTACAACCACAAGAATATATGTCGTGGTGTAACGGCATGGCGTTTACCTGATGGGACGGTCCCTGTTTCGCAAACTCGTGATTTCGAAACTATCGATAAGATGAACGCGACAATAGTGAATAACATCAACGAAAATGTGATGCAAGATGATATTTTAATTTGTCTTGGTGATTGGAGTTTCGGAGGTTTTGAATCAATCAAAGAATTTTGGGATAGAATTGTTTGTAAAAACATTCACCTTATTTTAGGTAACCATGACCACCACATTGAAAATAACCGAGACGGTTGTCAGGGGTATTTCAAAAGTGTTTCTCACTACAACACTTTAAAAATTGATGAACACACATTCCGTTTGATGCACTACCCGATAAGTTCTTGGGATGGTTTAAACAAGGGTGTTATGCACCTTCACGGACACTGTCACTTACCAACTAGTTTACGTTTAGGTAAAGGACAACGATTAGATGTTGGTATGGATGGTCATCCAGAATTTCGACCATACAATATTCGACGTGAAGTTGTCCCTATGTTACGACACAGAGATAAAGTATCTGAGATGGATAATGACCATCACACCGATGAAATAATTAACAAAGATAAAGGATAAGAACATGAAACACGATAAAGACATTTTAATTTGTAGTTGTCATTCAACTGACCATCAATTAATTGTTCTATACGAACAAGATGAGGATTTTCCGATGGTATATTTCCACATTCACTTGAATGAAAGACCTTTTTGGAAAAGATTGGTTTATGGTGTAAAATATATTTTTGGAAGAAAATCTAGATATGGGGCTTTTGATGAATTTATATTTAATCACGACGATGCTCACAAAATTGAAAGAATTTTAGAATATTTGCGAGATGAAAAAACCGTGTAAGGAATGTCCTTGGGTTGTTAAAAACAAACATAACGAAATGATTACTAATCATTCGATAAAACATAATAAACCCCATAATTGTCATATGATATCACCCGAAAAAAGAGGTGGGTTATGGGATGTAAAAGAAGAAACTAAATGTATAGGGAGAAAATTATATGAACACAGAGAGAAAGTTAGCGAGTATTAGAATTATCAGTGACATCCAACCTATTGAGGGTGCTGATGTGATTGAATTAGCGATTGTCGACAGTTGGAAGGTTGTTGTTGCTAAGAATGTCGGACATAAAGTAGGTGATATGGTTATCTACTGTGAAATTGATTCATTCTTACCAATCAGAGATGAGTTTGAATTCTTAAGAAAGACTTCGTATAAAAAAATGTCTGACGGAGCGGAAGGATTTCGTTTAAAAACAATTAAAATGAGAGGACAAGTTTCTCAAGGATTAATCTTACCAATGTCTGTTGTAGAATATACTAACGTAGGTTTTGAAGTTGGTATGGATGTAACTAATTTATTAGGAATTAGTAAATACGAACCACCAATCCCTGCTGAATTATCAGGTAAAGTGAAAGGTTTATTCCCATCTTTCTTACGTAAGACTGATGAGGAAAGAGTTCAAAACTTGACAAAAGAATATGAACAATACAAATCATTAGGTCGTAAATTTTACGTAACAGAAAAATTGGATGGTTCTTCCGCAACGTTCTACTACAATGATGGGGTATTTGGCGTTTGTTCTAGAAATTTGGAATTACTTGAGACTGAAGGTAACACTTTTTGGAAAGTTGCTCGTGAATTAGATTTGGAAAATAAAATGAGAGACTTCGGGGTTAATATCTCACTTCAAGGAGAATTAATTGGTGAAGGTATTCAAGGGAATCCTTACAAAATAAAAGGTCAAACTGTGAAATTCTTTAATTTGTTTGACATTGATTTACAAGTATACCATTCTTTGGCTCATTTAGATAGAGCTCTTGGTATTATGGGGATTAAAATGGTTCCAATTGTTGATGAGTTTTTCGTATTACCTGACACTATTGAAGAGTTATTGAAATACGCCGAAGACAAATCTGTGTTGAATTCAAAATTTGATAGAGAAGGGGTTGTTATTCGTTCTAATGATAGAACAATCAGTTTCAAAGTTATCAGTAATAAATTCTTATTAAACGAGAAGTAATGGAAGAGAAGAAAATAAGAAAAACTATAATTCACGAGGAACTTAATGAGAAACAACAGGAAATGTATGATGAATGGTTATTACACATTAAAGCAATTTATGGTGAATATGGTGCATTCACTTGGAAAGTAACCCCAACAGGAATTGGGAGTGGTCTTGTGGTTTATAGTCACAAAACAAAAACAGAATTAGATTTAACCGACGTTGATAGTTGGTAATTAATAAAAAAGTATTACCTTTGTGGTATGTTAGAAAGATTGAACAAATATTATGATGAGGGTTTGGTACAAAAACAATCGCACCCAACCCTTCCTTTAACTATATGGAACTACACTCCAAAAGTACAATATGGGGTGACTGGTGACCAATATAAGTTATGGGATGATATCACTGTGCAATGCCGAGGTTTAGTTACCGATGATAACGGAGTTGTGGTTGCAAGACCATTTAAAAAATTCTTTAACATAGAAGAAAACCGACATACCTCAACTTCAGATTTTGAAGTATATGAAAAAATGGACGGTTCTTTAGGAATCCTATTCAACTATAAAGGAGAATGGGTTCTTGCAACTCGTGGTTCTTTCACTTCTGACCAGGCGGTTAAAGGTACTGAGTTACTTCAGAAATACGACTATAATAAATTACATTCTGATTACACTTATTTGTTTGAGATAATCTATCCTGAAAACAGAATAGTTTGTTCTTATGATTTTGAGGATTTAGTTTTATTAGGGATGATACACACTGAAAGTGGTGTTGAGGTTGATATCCATTTAGGTAATAATAACGATGTTAGGTTTAAAAATTTATTAAATAATCTTGAGTTAAACATTGTTAAAAAATACGACGGTATCAAAGATTATACTTTTTTGAAACGTATGATAGCAGATTCTAAAGAGGGTTTTGTTGTTAGATTTTCAAATGGTAATAGGATGAAAATAAAAGGTGAAGAATACCTTCGTCTTCATAAAATAATGACTAACGTATCTACAACTGCGGTTTGGGAAGTTTTAAGTTCTGGTGGTGATATGGAGGAAATAATAAAAGATGTTCCTGATGAGTTCTACAAGAAAATAAAAATGTATGTTCAGGAACTGAATTATCAGTTTTATCGTTATTCAGAATATGCTGGTAAGACTCATGATTATTTCCGATACGGTAAGTATGGTGATAACGAAAAAGAATATAGTAAAAAAGAATTTGCAGAACATTTGGTAAAATGTGATGTTCATCCTAAAGTAAAATCTATCTGTTTTGCTATGTGGGACCAAAAACCATATGACCATATCATATGGAATTTACTCAAACCAAAGTTTGAAAAACTATAAAACACGACATAAAGTCGTGTTTTTTTTTGTTATCATTATATTTATTATAAAAAATTATTGCTAATGTCAACAGAAGTTATTGTAGCGTTTATAACAGGTGTATTAGGTCCAGTTATTCTTCTATACGCAAAAAACAAATTTGAGAAGAACAAAGAAAAACCTGATATGGTTAAAGAAGCACTACAAGTTAGTGAATTGATTACCTCAAAGATTGAACACATCAAAGAAGAATTCAAAGCCGATAGAGTTTGGATTACTCAATTCCATAATGGAGGTCACTTTTACCCCACGGGTAAATCAATGGCAAAATTCAGTGTTATTTATGAATCTGTCGCACCATCAGTAAATTCAATCCAATTAAATTTTCAAAATATCCCTGTTAATTTATTTAGTAAGTCTATTAATCAATTATATGAAAATGATGTAATTGAAATTTCTGACTTTAAAGACGATACAATCTCAACATTTGGTTTAAAATATATTGCTGAAGATACAGGATGCAAATCAGGTTTCTTATTTGCAATTAAAACCATTGACGATAAATTCATTGGTACTTTAGGTATTGATTATACTAAAAGAAAAACAAAACTTGATATGGAATCTATAAATCACCTACAAGTTCATGCAACCGCAATCGGTGGAGTTCTTATGGGTCACCTAAACGGGTAACAATTCCGAATCTCATTATATTTATTAAGATGAGACGATTCCTAAACGAAACTTTACAAACACCAAACCCTTCAGATTATACTAATACTGACTTCAAACCATTTGTTGTTGGTAGAAGTAATCCGTTATCGGATAAGATAAATCCATCCTTATTGAAGGATGTTGATACCGCAGCCAAAAAAGCCAATGTTAAGGTTAGTATTACAACCGCAGTTAGTGGCCACGATAAAGGTTCTCGACATGAAAAAGGTTTAGCCGTTGATATTGCGATGGTTAATGGACAAGGTTTTGGTAGTGAAAAAGCCGCAAAACAAAAAGGTATTTACGATGATATTATGAGATTTGTCTCTGAATTAGAGAGTCTTGGGTATGTTAAGAATAGTGAATCAGGTAATGATAAAGCGGTTTTAACTTTCGGATTCCCAAACCATCATCACCATGTACACGTCTCAAGAAATTCAGATACAGGGGTATCAGATAGTAACGGTAAGGTTTCACCCGAGGTTAAACCCGATTCTCAAAAAACACCTGACTCTGGTGAAAATTATGATAATATTGATTTTGAAAGCTCATCAGAGAGTAATAATGTTATTCAAAGTTTTTTAAACCCATTATTAAACACATTAGGTTTTAAAGAAGGAGAAGAACCTACAAATAAATTGGTTGAGGATATTAAAAGAATTAAAAATTTATTATAATGGAAAGATTTATTAATCCAGCACCATACGGTAATATGAAATCATCAATAATGTCAAAATCTGTTGATTTAATTTCATACCCAAATTCAAAATTAATAAATCCATATGATGGTGTTATTGTTTTTGACAGAACTCCTTCTTGTGAAAACTTAATTAAAATTAAACATGAGTTTAATGGTGATAATGTATATTCTGAATTTTGTAATGTTGGTAAGTCATTTGTTTCACCAGGAGATAGAATAAAACAAGGTCAAATTATTGGACATTTCACTGACGATAGAATTGGGTACTCAATTAAAAACGATGATGATAAAAAATTAGACGTGTCAAAATATATGGAAGGGTTTAAACCTAAAAAAGAAGACTCTAAAAAAGAGGGACCAAAAAAAGAAGACCCTAAAAAAGAAGACCCTAAAAAAGAGATTAATAAAATTGATGTCGGTAATAAAGACGTTGGTTCTGGTAATATATTCTTAGATACTTTACTATCCCCATTTTCAATCGCAAATGATATTACAAGTGGTGTTGGTAAAGAGATTAAGAAATCCTTTAAAGAAGATTACGGTGGTAATAAAAGACTTACAGAACAAATAGATAAGATTAAAAAAATTATAAAGCATTAAAAAACCCCCTTTTCAGGGGGTTTTGTTTTTTACTTAACAGATTGAACTGAAGTGGTGTCTACTAAAGTAGAGTCTACACTGATTTTAGTTGAGTCTGTGGCTACAGATGTACTGTCTGCCGTTGTTAGAGTTTCCTCAGTTTGAGTTGATTGTCCACAAGATACCATCATCATTGTTCCTGTAACCAACATAGCGAAAATTACTTTTTTCATGTTATATTTGTTTTTATTGATAAATAAATAGGTGATTGTTGACGTAAAATCAACTTATACTTTAAAATAATTCAGATTTTCTTAACAAAGTACAATATTTATATAAAAAATAAAAAAATATACTGTTTAGGTATTGTCAGAACAGTTTTTTTTATTATCTTTGTAAAACAATTCGGGGTTAGGTTGACAATCTGTTATAAAATCGTGGTTTCCTAAGACTGAAAAAAAAAACAAAAAAAAGATTTGGTAAATCGAAAAACTTTACCTACCTTTGTACAACAAAAGAGATAGACAACGATTCAGATACAAATCTCTAAAAAAAATAAAAAAAGATTTGGTAAATCAAAAAAGTTTACCTACCTTTGTAAAACAAATCGGAAACGTCCGAAGAAGTTCTTTGACATATTATTATCCATTATAACACTTCGGTGTTGTATAAACGATAATCGGCCGTATATGGTCGTTAAATAAACCTCGAAAGGGGGATAAAGTGAAATCATAAGTGTTAATGGTTTTGCGGTTCGGGTAACCGAACTCGAGTATACAAGTGGGATATCAGTGAGCCTGTAGTACCGAGGATAACTTCGTAGGGAAATGGAAAACTGAACGGGCAATGTGGATTGTCAGTTTGAGGTGGGAACACCAATAAGAATAACCCATAGGAATCAAGTGAGAAGTGTACTCCAAATACACAATTGCGGGTTCCAATATAAGAGGTGACTTAAAACCGAAGGGATTAACCTGAAGGTAAGATAGAGAACGAATGGTGTCGCTACTATCCTTACCACAGACCCACCAAGGTCTTGGTACGAAGTAATCTTAAAATATGAGAGTGGGGACACTCTACCGAGTAGACAAGTATCTTGTTGTTCAAAAGATAACGAGGCTTAAGACGGACCTCTACTTGGAATCATCCACAACACAAAACTTATACTAAATTTAAGTAAAACTAAAAGACATATAAGCAAAAGTGTTCGTCAGGTTTTGATGAAAGTCGCCTACATAGTCATGAGTTGTTCATGGCATACTGAGACCGCAAGTCGATGTATATTGTTACCAAAAACCTCCAAGGAGTCGAATCCTGAGTCAGTTCGCAAGATTGAAGAGAGTAGAGTAGTAATAGAGTAGTTAAAACCTTAAGGAGTGATTGGTCTAACCAATCGGCGATGAGAGTTACCATTCAAAAGATGGTGGAAATGAAGGGAACCAAATAATCCTTCTAAAGATTCTCACAAAACGGTGTATTCTCAGCCTTTAGCCAACCAAAACTATGAAAACAGTGACTCCAATACAGAGAAAAGAGGTAATTACGGTATATTCCTCAAGGTAATGAGTTTAAACTTTCCCTTAAAAAAGTCCCATAGAGTGTGTGTTTTTGGTTTTATACTATGTTACAACCTTTATCTGCTCTGATTGATAAATACAAAAAACTAGTGTGTTTGTGTCAAGACAAGACATCTTCGCTAAAAGATAAAAAACGTCAACACCGATATTCTTAGGTTGTGGATTTTTGTGATAACCACAGGTTTTTTATAGGTGTCTAAATAAGTAAAAAACCAAAAAACATAGACGTTTAGGTCGCGGATATTCACCTCACGATAGAAGGTCCCATTCGGTGTCACAAACTGATGGAGTGGTTAAGGTTGTACCACTGAGTAAAAAGCCCAACGGGAATAACATGACGATGTTATTCCCTTTTTTTATGCACTAAAATATAATAATCATACAACACTAATCTATAATTTTAACGCATAAAAAAACCCCATCCGAAGATGAGGTTTAATGAGTGGAGGTAGAGGGGTTCGAACCCTCGTGTTGTACACCTTACCTATTAAGGACTACACGCTTAGGATAACATTTTCTAATGTTCCAAAAATAGTTAGTTCGTTCTTCACCATCGTAAACTAACAACCAATGGATGACTCGATTTTGGGTTCAGTCATTTTTCCACCTTTGTATAGACTTCTGTTCCTAGGTTGTATGTCCACCGACCCGTATGGTGTTTCCTATATGTTAGGCAACAACCGCAGCTTCTTCACGGATTAATCCGATGGTCGCCATTTTGTCTAAAACGTTTCCGTTTACAGTTTACATCCGTAGATTTAAGTGATAGGATACATCTCACTGCGTGCCCCGAATAACTAACAATGCCAGTCAATTCCAAGTTACCCCCATATGTTAAAGAACTTATTTCTTTTACAAAGATAGTAAAGTTTTACCAATTACCAAACTATTTTATATTTATATGTAAATAAATATTTGTGGAGGAATCAAAAAACGCTAAGATAATATTTGAGAACGAGTATGTCGTATTGGTACAGGTGTTCAATAAGAACGCAGCGACCTATTACGGACCCCCCAAGGTTACTGAATTGTATGACCGAGATTTTAGTCATGGTGATTTATATTTTGCCGTGAGTAAATACAATCCTGGCCCTGAGTATATATACACACTATACAAACCTACCGATGGTGAGCTTGAATATTATTCAGGTATCGAATTAAAACTTGAAAGTTACGACAACATCACATTTAAGTATCCGTACCTAAAACCCTACGTCCAAGATATTATGGGGAATAGTGAGATATACGATTTATTATTAAAAATTAAAAACGGTCAAAAGGTTAATAACTGGGATGCTAATAGATTTGACCCAATTGTATATGATATTAAGTTTAATGAACAAACACCTGGTAAAAGTAGAGTTAAATTAAAGTTTGATGATTATGAGGATTATTGGAAATTATTTGAGTTAACTGAAGGAGATATTTGGTTTGGAAATTACGTATATTCTAATTATGATTCCTACCAATTTGAAAGTGAAGATTTCGCTGATGAGGATTGGAAACAGGGTTATTTGTTACGGGAATTAAATGACGAAAACCAAATTAAACTAAAAGAAATTTTAAAATTATTATCGCCAGAACTATCTCAGTTACGAAATGATGAAGAATGGGAAAAAGCGTCTAATTTACTATTATCAACATTTGAACGTGAATGTGAGGGAATTAAATCTGAATGGTTGTCAGAAAAAAATAACTGTAAAGAACGAGGTGCCCGTAAGATGATTGAAGACGACTGTTGTAATTTCTTCCAAAATTATGGAATATTCAATATGGGTAATTGTTTTTATAGTTATGTGACAACAGTGTCGGTATTATTATCTTTATATAAAATGGTTGATGAAAGACATTTCACGGTTAGTGAGGTTTTAAGTGATATTGGTCATAAATCAGGAAATCTTGGTGGATGGGAAGAATATTCTTATGAACAGGATTGTATTGATTTTGATGATGAATCGTTCAATCGTAGTTGTGGTTGGCAATTAGATAAGATGTTTACTAAACTTGAGGATTCTGACGAATTTGAGGATATTAAAAAATTCTCAGATAATGCTTCGAAAATTTTAAGTAAGTACGACATGGAAACTAATTACAAATTACCCAAAGACGAAACAAAAACATTTAGTATAATTAAAATGGACCCAAAAACTAATAAAGTCCATGTTGTTGTTTCAGTTAAGAATTCATATCAAGGCGAACAAAGAAGTTATGATTTTGAAGATTTTGACCAATTTTTACATCATCCCGAATTATTTGAAAATAGATTTGTCAAAGTAAAGTAATTTACTTATCTTTGGCCTATGGAAAGAAACTATCAATTACTAAAGGACGTTTTGTCGGTCCCAACAAAGACATATAAGGAAGACCGAATGATTGAGTTTTTAGTTAATTGGTTAACCGAAAACCAAATACCATTTCAGGTAGACGAACATCGAAACATTTATGCTACTAAGACATCTCAGGATATTACTGAAGATTTCTATTTCCCGTGTGTTATTGCTCATACTGATACCGTACATCAATTAGACGTAATTAACGTTAGAGAAATGGAATTACCTAACGCTCAGGGAGTAATTAAACCATCATTAAAAGCATTCAACGATTTTGGTGAACCAACAGGAATTGGTGGTGATGATAAATGCGGTGTTTACGCATGTTTAGAATTATTAAAAGAATTACCAAATCTTAAAGCCGCATTCTTTGTTTCAGAAGAAACAGGTTGCCACGGTTCAAAACAAGCGGATAAAAATTTCTTCGAGAATGTTGGATACGGAATTCAATTTGATGCTCCTGAAAACTGGATGGTTAGTGAGTTCTGTATGGGAGTTCAATTATTTGGTAGAGAAACCGAGTTCTTTAAATCATGTGATGAGGTTTTAACAGAAACATTCAATCCTGATAGAAAATATCAATCTCACCCATACACAGACGTGTACGCTTTGAAGAACACATTTGACTTCTCATGTATTAACTTCTCGATTGGGTACTACGACTACCACACTAGAGAAGAATACGTTGTAATCGAAGATGTTTATAATGGAATCAAAACGGGTAAAGAATTAATTGAGAAATTGGGTAATGTGAAATACCCATTCAAATCGAAACCACGATACAGTTATTTATTTGACTAATAAAAAACCCCTCCGTAAGGTGGGGTTATTTTTTGCTTATTAATGAACATAAAAAAAGGGGGTTATTCAACCCCTTTTCTTTTTCTTGTGACTTTCTTTTCCTCTTTAAACTTAACATCACCATTTTCACTTATTAACGTGTACTCAGTATTCTCTTGAATGTTACTCTTAAGAACCTCTTCAGATATAAAATCTTCAACTTTATCCTGAATAGCTCTTTTCAATGGACGAGCACCATACATTTCATCAAACCCAACCTCAGAAATCATATCTAAAATAGAATCGTCAAATTTAATATTATATTTAAGACCTGTCAATCTTTCAGATAAAATACTCAACTCAAGCTTAACAATTTTTTTAACATCTTCTTTCACTAGTGAATTAAAAATAATAACCTCATCAATACGGTTTAAAAATTCAGGGGCGAAAAACTTCTTAAGTTCCTTCTTCAAAACTTCTCTTTTTTGTTCTTCTTCAACGTAAGAACTCGAGTTAGTTTTAAATCCTACACCCGCACCAAACTCCTGTAGTTTTTTAACTCCAACGTTTGATGTCATGATAATGACACAGTTTTTGAAGTTAATTTTTCTTCCCATACCATCTGTAAGGTGACCGTCATCCAACACTTGTAATAATGTTGAAAATATGTCTTTGTTTGCCTTTTCAATCTCATCAAATAAAATTACTGAGTAAGGTTTGTTTTTAACTTGTTCAGTTAATTGACCACCTTCGTCATAACCTACATATCCTGGAGGGGCTCCAATTAATCTTGAGATACTATGTTTTTCTTGGTATTCAGACATGTCCACACGAATCATATTCTCCTCACTACCAAACATTTGTTTTGCCAATTGTTTTGCTAAGTAAGTTTTACCTACACCTGTTGAACCAAGGAAAATAAATGAACCAATTGGTTTATTAGGGTCTTTAATACCTAATCTGTTTCGTCTGATTGACTTAGCAATTTTCATAACCGCTTCAGATTGGCCAATTACTTTGTCAGATAAACTACCCTCTAATTGAGATAGTAACATCGTCTCATTAGCATTCAATTTACTAATAGGAATTTTAGTCATGTTTGAAACGACCTCATAAACCAATTCGATAGAAACTTCTTTTTTCTTAATCTGAAGTTCCTCCTCAAATTTTTTCTTCTCAATATCTAATTTATTGAGAATACGTTTTTCCTTGTCACGTAGATTTGCCGCCTCTTCGTAATTTTGTTTTTTAACAACCTCAAGTTTTTCAATTTTAACGTCGGCAGCTTCTTGTTTTAATTTTTCAATAATGTCAGGCATTTTAATCTCAACTTGACATCTCGCACCTACCTCATCAATAATGTCGAATGCCTTATCAGGAAACTCTCTGTCGGTGATATATCTTGCCGCCAAATCAACACATACTGAAAGTATTTCATCAGTATAAGATACCTTGTGGAATGATTCGTATTTATCTTTAACATTCTTAAGAATCTCCAAAGTCTCTTCTTTAGTCGCCGCGTCAACAATTACCTTTTGAAAACGTCTTTCTAATGCTCCGTCTTTCTCAAAGTTCTTACGATACTCATCAAGAGTTGTTGCACCAACACATTGAATTTCTCCACGGGCAAGTGCTGGTTTGAAGATGTTTGATGCGTCTAACGAACCTGATGAATTACCTGCACCAACTATTGTGTGAATTTCGTCAATAAAGACAATGATATTTGGTGCGTTTTGTAACTCCTCGATAATTACTTTCATACGTTCCTCAAACTGACCACGGTATTTTGTACCCGCAACAATCGATGTCATGTCTAACGAAACAATTCTTTTATCCATTAAATTTCTTGGACATTCACCGTTAAAAATTTTAATTGCTAATCCTTCTACGATTGCGGTTTTACCACAACCAGGTTCACCAATAATAATAGGGTTATTTTTCTTTCTACGAGAAAGGATTTGAGCAATCCTTGTAATTTCTCTTTCTCTACCAACAACAGGGTCTAATTTACCTTGTTCGGCCAATTTGATTAAATCTCGGCTGAAGTTATCCAACACAGGTGTTGATGAGTCAGATGTTGATTTAGGTGGGTTATTCTTTCCCCCATTATCCATGGATTCTATCATATTTTGTTTTTTAGTTAATTATAAGGATTAATTTTGTATTTTCAACAACAGGTACAAAGGTAAGTAAAATATCTAAATTAAAAAATTTAATTTTTGGTTATATTTATGAATATGATAAAACACTACACCAAATATATTGAGACCTTAGGTGCTGATAAAGATATCTTAGAAACATATAGAAATCTTAGACAATCATTCCAAAGAGAAGGTTGGTCCGAAAAGGATTTGGAGAAACCACCATATTATCCCCAAGATATTATGAGAAACTTCCAAAGGTTTAGTAGTTTACATTCAAAATTATTCCAAGAACTAAAAAGTTTTTTCCCTGATGTTGACCACAATGAGTTTGTTGATTATCTTAAAGGTAAATTACAAATAATAGATTCAGAAACACCTTTACAAAATGGCAGTAAAAAAAGAAGAGATAATCGGGACGAAGATTATTAACGAGATAGATTCAAGTAACTTAGTAAAAACTGAGTATGATACCGAAACCAAATTAATGGTGGTGGAATTTAAAAACGGTATGAAATACCAATATGACGCGGTTCCTCATGAGGTTTACACTAGATTTAGAATGAATGAGTCTCAAGGTAAATTCTTTAACACAGAAATCTCTAAAAAATTCAAATATACTAAACTTTAATTATTATCAATACTCGACTATTTATTAGTAATGAGTGATTTAAAAAGTATATTAACTAGTTTTCACGTACAAGACGAATTAAATCCTAAGATTTGGGATGGGTCAATGGAAAAGATGTCACCTAAAGTTAGGTCACGTCTACTTGAGATTGCTTATGAGTTTATAGAATTTTTAAACGTTGATATTTTTGTGTCAGACGTTATAATGACAGGTTCATTAGCCAATTATAACTGGTCAAAATTTTCAGACATTGATTTACACATCTTAGTTGACTTTAATCAATTCTCAAAAACTGAATTACCTTTATACGAAGAATTATTCCAATTAAAAAAAACCATATATAACGACAAACACGATATCACCATCTACGGATATGAAGTTGAGTTATATGTTCAAAATGAAATTGAGTCTCACTTTAGTAGTGGAGTGTATTCTGTTTTATTTGATACATGGGAAAATGAACCTAAAAAAGAAAATGTTAAAATTGACCTTGAACTGATTAAAAACAAATCAAAACAATGGATGGACATTATTGACGGTGTTATTGAAAGTGTTAAGGATGAATCTATTGATGACACTAAAAAAATTATCGACAAGTATAAGAAAAAACTTAAAAAATATAGAACTTGCGGATTAGAAGAAGGTGGAGAATATTCTGATGAAAACTTAGTATTTAAAGTATTGAGAAGAAATGGATATATTGAAAAATTATATCAATATCAAGATAATCGTATTGATAAGGAATTATCCTTGAAAGAATCTACAACAACTATTGGTGGTAATTTTAAAACTGATTTAGAGAACGGTCCAAAAAATCATGGTAGTAGAAAATTAGGTAATTGGCAATCAGATAATGCTTGGGATATTTTTGCCCCTCCGAATACAGTTGTTAATTCATATACTAACGGTACTGTAACTAAAATAAGAGATACTGGTAAAAATTCTGGAAAAATTTATGGAACACAAGTATCGATTAAAGGGTCTGACGGATTTCCTGATATTTTTTACACTCACGTTAAAAATGTAAAATTAAAGAACGGAGATACAATTAAAGTTGGTGATTACATTGGAGTTGTTTCTGAATGGGTTGGACATGACACAATGACTCATGTGCACATAGGATTACCTTATGGGGAACATATTAGAGAATTGTTAAAAAATTCTGGAAAAATTTTCACTAATAAATTGGGTACTGATTATAAAGATGATAGTAATAATGACGAAACTGATTACGACGAGACTGTTATCACCAAAGGTATCGAAGGAAGTAATAAAGAAGTTAGTAATTGGTTAGAACCATTATTATCGACATTAGGATTTAAATAAATGATTCAATTACGTTAGAACGATAACATTTTTGATTCTGAATATATTTATATATAAAATAATTTTAAAAAAAAAACAAAATAATGGGAAACTTAAAACCAATTGGAAGTGAAAAATTACAAGGTATGGATAAAATCAACCGTATCATTGAAATTTCTAGATATAATGAAAATACTCCGACGCCTATAAATGAAGATAAATCAATCGAATATAGAAAGACTTTATCTGACGGAAACAATTATCAAATTGTTAAAGAAAAAAATGGGTACGTAATTAAAAAATCACTAACTGAATCTGTTGGTGAAAATGATTACTTAGAACCAATGAAAAATAGAAAATACTATTCTTCTTATTCGCAAGCGTTCAAACGTCTTAACTTAATTGCTAAAGAGGTTAATATTAATGAAGGATATGAATCAAATGTTTCATTATTTGGTGAGAGCGATATTGATGAAAAAGCGGCGACAAAATACATTTTGAAAATGGGGGAAACTAAGGAACAAGCGGCACCCGCTCCTGCACCCGCTCCCGCTCCTGCACCCGCTCCCGCTCCTGCACCCTCACCCGCTCCTGCACCGACAGACGATTTAGGTATGGAAGATGATATGAGTATGGAAGAACCTGAAGGTGAAGAAATGGAACAACCTGAAGAAGATGAAGTTATTACATTAAAAGTTATTCAAAAATTAACAGGTAAATTAGCTCAGAAATTAAGAGCTTTCCAAGACACTCAAGAAGATGAGGAACCAATGACATCTAAAGACATTAAATATGTTATTAATTCTATCTTATCAGCATTGAATTTAGAATCATTGGATGAAGAAGATAAAGAAGATATTTTAAATAAACTTGAGGGTATTGAATCTGAGGAAGAATTTGGTGGTGAAGAAATGGATATGGAAGAACCTGAGGGTGACGAAATGGGTATGGAAGAACCTGAAGGTGAAATGGCTGAGGGTGATTCTGGCATGTTTGATGATGAAGACGAAGCACTTTCTGCGGGTAAAAAATTAGCAGATAATATTTTTGGTGAAGGTCATGATGAAGAAGATGGTGAAGAATATCGTTCAAAAATTAAAGGTGTTAACCCAAAACATGGTAAACACATGGAAGATGTTATCGAAGGACTTTTTACCGAATCTAAAGTTGATGACATATTAAAAAAATACTTCAAGGTTGAGGAAAACGAACGTAATTTAATCGAAGCTAAAAAACAAAAACTTAATTTAATTAAAGAAAACAAATCAAAAACGATTAGTAAAATTAAGATTGTTTCTGAAAGTATTTCTCAAGAAGTTGCATCAACTAAATTGGTTTCCAAATACCCTAACGCTAAATTAGTGGGTAAAACAAATCACAAAAATTTAGTTTTTGAAATGAATAATAAACAACTTAGAGTTACGGTTAAAGGTCAGATACTATAATGAGTTATTTAATATATGTTAATGAATTAGGCCCTAATTATAAGGGAGATAACATATATGAATTCATATTTTCTGATACTTTAGAAAAAATATGGGGGGATAATTGGGAGTCAAAACCATCAAATGGTTACCCACTACCACCTGATTTAGAATTTATACGAAAAGTAGGAACTCTAAAAGATGACCAAGTTACATTATCAGTTATCCAAAATTCTGATTACTTCTCAATGATGGATTCTATGGATGGAGTAATTGCGATGGCTTGGGAGAACGAAAGTGATGATGTCGATTTTGACCATCAAAAAAGATTAGTGTTTAGATTCGGTGACGAAGAAACCACAGTCAAAGATAAATTATATGAACGTGATATCGTTTTAGAATTTGAAAAAAAGGTTGTCTATGAAAACTAACCAAAAACAATTAAAATTAATACAACACGGGTTGAAGGCTTCCACTGTCACTAAATTAAGTGAATCACAAGTGGATATTTTGTTTAACAGACTGAATGAGTCTAAAAAAGAAAATAAAGAACAAGTTACCAAAACTACTGAGCCCGCTAAAGAAATTGTTAATATAGGAACTCAAGGAGGTGAATTACCAAATAACCCAACAGGAAAGGGATATAAGGTTGAGAAAAAACCTGATGGTACTATGAAAGCAACACCTATGGAGACTGAAATGACCGAAGACACTGATTCTGAAATGAATTGGTTAATGAAAGGTGATACACAAGACCCAGTTCAAAAAGGACCTACAGGTGACGGTGACCCTGATTCATTACAAGAGTATAAAAATCTTGCGGAAAAATTTGAGTCTAAAAAACAACAAAAATATTTCTTCGCCAAATGCGGTGATGGTAAAACAAAAGAACAAAAAAAATGGTGTAAAATGGCTGAAGAATTTGCCGATAAAACAAACTTTAAAAAGTTACCTGAAAAGAAAAAAACTGAAGCTAAAGAAAGCGGTTTAAATAATTTAGTTAATAAAGTTTCTGCGGCATATGCTGGTGGAGTAAAAAATAAGTTGAATTCCATCTCCCCAAGCGTTACATTTGGTGAGAACGAAATAGAGAAAAAAATTATGAAGTTAGTGGAAAAACATATCACACCAAAAATGACTAAGCAGGAATTCCTTAATTTAGTTAAAGAACAAGGTACTAAAACGGCGCCATCAAGACCAGGGGTTAAACCTGATGTTGATACCCCAACAAGACCCTCAAAACCTGCAACACCGTACCAACCTAAGCCAGGAGTTAAACCAGCCCCTAAAGCGAAAACAAAGGTACCAAGTTGGTTATCATTTAAATCATTAGGAATTAAATTAAAGTAAGAAAATGAGTCTAAATCCAAATACAGAAAAAAATCTAAAAGTTAAAAAATTTTTAGAAAAAAAATTAGTTAGTGAAGGTTTAACTAATAGTGAACGTAGTCTTTTAAGTGAGTTAAAAAATAACTTAAAAGAAGCTCCTATTGATTATGAAGGCCCTGAAAGAATGGAACCTGGTATTGAAAGAAAAATTACATCCAAAGGGACTCCTTATAATAACTTTCCAGCAATCCCTAATATGGATATGGATAAGGATTATATTGAATTAATCTCCTCAAAAAGATTTAAAGATTCTGTAGATAAAGTTAGAAGAGCCATGGGTGATACCAGAGCAATCCAAGGAGCGAATCCATTAAATTCATTAATGATGACCGCAATGCAATCGCTACAAACAGTTGTGTCGATTCAAATGCAAAACAAAGAAGTTTTAGAACAACTTGCGGTTGATTTAGTTATTAAAGAAATGGGTATTCCTGAAGGAGCGATGCAGTTTGATGCTAAATTGGTTATGCAACCAATGGGAGCGTCTCAAGGAATGCAAGAAGAACCTGAAATGCCAAGTGAAGAAGAAATCGAAGAGTTTATGGGTGATGCCGAAACATTTGATTTGGAGAGAGCGAAAAGAAGATTTATTAACTCACTTATTCAAGGGGCCGCCTTCAAAGGGGGACATATGTTTAATTTAGTTTCAAGAGAACTTAATGACGTTGACCCTAGATTAATGAATTTATACACCGTGTCGCAATCTTTAATGGAACACGCATATTGGTTATTCCCTGATATGGAAGGAATGGCTGGCGGTGGCGGTGGTCAAATGGGACAATCAGAAGTTGATACCGAAACAGACCCACCAACAGTAAAAGCGAGGGCAATGACGTTCCCACTTTTAGTTCATGAATTGGTTAAAGGTGTTTATGAAATATTTGGTACTCACGGTTTACCTGATGACCCAAGACAACAAGAAATGATTATGAAGGCTGAGGATACTTTACCAGCTGAGATTTGGGATTCTCGTTTAGGACCAATTTTTTGGGAAAAATTCTTAGAGGCTTACCCGATGGAATTGTTTGATGAGGATATGAAACATATCCAACACTACTTATTTATGAGATTTTCTAAATTAAATGCTGAAGAATTTTTCAGAGTTGCTAAACTTATACTTTCAGGTAACCCACAAGGAACTCAATTTATTCAGAGAATGGTTAATGAAATCGTTACTGAACTGAAACAATATGATGCTGAAGAAGCGTTAAGTGGTGGTGATGATGAAGAAGATGACGATGATGGATTAGATGATTTCTTAAGTGGTTTAGGTATATCAAGACCAAAATAATGAAACATGTCAAATTTAACCAGAGAACAGGTACTAATAGAGTACGTAAAATGTCATAAGGACGTACAATATGCGTTAAAAACATATCTACAAACATACGATAACACAGTTTCTAAATACGTACCGTTAGAATTATTTCCTGACCAAGTATCATTACTTGAGGATTACGAAAATTACAACGAAAATATTGCCTTAAAATATCGACAAGCGGGTGTATCTACGGTTACCGCAGCTTGGGCTTCGATGAAACTTTCTTTTGCTAAGAAAAACAAACCCGAAAAAATCCTTATAATAGCCAATAAACTTGATACGTCATTAGAGATGGCTAACAAGATTAGAGCTTTTATCAGTCAATGGCCAAGTTGGGTCGGTATTGATTTTGCGGTAGAAAAAAACTCACAAAAACATTATAAACTAAATAACGGTAGTGAGGTTAAAGCCGTTGCAACATCTAAAGATGCCTTACGTGGATTTACACCAACAATACTTGTATTTGATGAGGCGGCATTTATCGAGGCCGACAGTGATTTTTGGGCAGCTTGTATGGCGTCCTTATCTACAGGTGGTAAAGTAATCGTAGTCTCAACACCAAATGGTTATGACCGAATTTATTATGAGATATACGACCAAGCGTTAAGGAATATGAATGACTTCAGGATTTCTGAAATGTATTGGTACCGTGACCCTCGTTACACAAAAGATTTATATTTGGTTAAAACCGACGATATGATTCACTATCTTTTAAATAAAGAAGAATACAGTGAAAAAGATATACTCAGTTGGTCCCATATACCCGCACACGAAAGAGATTATAAAGAACTGAGAGAATTAATGAATCAAGGTTATAAACCTTGCTCGTCTTGGTTTGAAGCGATGGTTAAGAAATTAAAATATGATAAACGTAAAGTATCTCAGGAGTTGGAATGTAACTTCTTAGGTTCAGGTGATAACGTATTTGATTCTAAAATGTTACAAACAATTAGAGAAAATTCTATTGTAGAACCCAAGAATAAAATGATGGGTAATGCTTTGTGGATTTGGAAAGAACCTGTCGTTGGACATAAATACATTATGGGGGTCGACGTTTCTCGTGGGGATAGTGAAGACTTTAGTTCGTTCCAAATCATTGATTTTGACGAAAGAGAACAAGTTGCGGAATATGTTGGTAAATTACCTCCTGATACTATGGCGGAAATTTGTTATAAATGGGCCAACATGTATTCATGTTTTATTGTGATTGATATCACAGGTGGAATGGGAGTTTCCACCTCAAGAAAATTACAGGAAATGGGTTATAAAGACTTATATGTTGATGGTGTTGACACCGCTAATAAGTGGAAATACGATTCTAAGTCCCATGAAAAAATACCAGGAATTAATTTTAATAATAAAAGAGTTCAAATTATTGCTTCATTTGAAGAAGGGATGAGACATGGGTTTAAAATCTACAGTTCAAGACTTTTCAATGAAATGAATACTTTCATTTACATTAATGGTCGTCCTGACCACCAAAAAGGACATCATGATGACTTAATTATGTCAGTCGCCATGGCAACTTATGTTGCTGAGTCGTCATTTAGTAATTTAACTAAAGTTGTCGAACATACTAAGGCAATGATTGAGTCTTGGGCGGTTAGCAATAATGACCAAGTTGCGAAAAATTTAGAATTTAATCCTGTTATACCACACATGTCAGAAAGAATAGGTCAATATAATAATCAGAACATGTCTAAAGAAGATTATCAAAAGTACGGTTGGTTATTTGGTATTAGATAATATTTATTAATAAAATATCACATGGGACTAACTTCTAGAAAAAAATCGGGGAACAAACTTAATGGTAGTAAATTAAACGTACCTGGTCAGGGTATTAGTAATGTTAGACCTGGTGGTGATAATAAAATAAACCAACAAAAGGGTGACCCTAATGGAAAGAAAGGTAAACAAAATTAACTATTTAATTATAGATAATTAGAATTAAATTTATTACATGGAAAACAATCAAAATAATCAATTTACAGTTTGGCAGAGGCTATCTCAAGCCTTCGGTCCTAACGCCCTGTTAAATCAAGATTATCCAACATATAAGTTAGACAAGACTGAGTTATTAAAAACGACATCAAAACAGGAATACGATAAAGAAAAATTACAAGCTCAACAAACGTATTACTTAGCCAATCAATGGACTAAAATTGAGAGTAACTTATACACTCAAGCGGTTTATTATGAACCAACAAGATTAGCATCATTCTATGATTATGAATCAATGGAATATACTCCTGAAATTTCGGCGGCTTTAGATATCTACGGTGAAGAATCAACAACTGTTGACCAAAATGGTTACATGTTACAAATATATTCAGAATCTAAACGTATTAAATCAATCTTAATTGACTTGTTTAATAATGTTTTAGATATCAATACTAATTTACCGATGTGGACAAGAAATACCGCAAAATACGGTGATAATTTTGTTTATTTAAAATTAGATGCTGAAAAAGGTATTGTTGGATGTATGCAATTACCAAATATTGAGATTGAACGACTTGAAAGAGGTATGGCGGCAAAATCGGCAAACGTCGAGGAACCCGCAGAAAATAAAGGTTTAAGATTTAAGTGGAAGGCTAAAGACATGGAATTTAATTCATGGGAAATTGCCCACTTTAGATTATTAGGTGATGATAGAAAATTACCTTATGGTACTTCTATGTTAGAAAAAGCGAGACGTATTTGGAAACAATTATTATTATCGGAAGACGCAATGTTAATCTATCGTACCTCAAGAGCCCCTGAAAGACGTGTCTTTAAAGTCTTTGTAGGTAATATGGACGATAAAGATGTTGAGTCGTATGTACAACGTGTTGCGAACAAATTCAAACGTAGTCAGGTTGTTGATAGTCAATCAGGTAATGTTGATATGAGATTTAATCAAATGGCGGTTGACCAAGATTATTTTATTCCTGTACGTGACCCTGCTCAAGCATCTCCAATTGAGACTCTACCAGGTGCACAGAATTTAGCGGAGATTGCCGATATTGAATACATCCAAAAGAAATTATTAACCGCCCTTAGAGTTCCTAAAGCGTTTTTAGGGTTTGAGGAAGTTGTTGGTGATGGTAAGAATTTATCATTACAAGATATCCGTTTCGCAAGAACAATTAATAGAATTCAAAAATCTATGATTGCGGAAATGAATAAAATAGCTATCATCCATTTATTCTTATTAGGGTTTGAAGATGAATTGTCAAACTTTACATTAGGTTTAACTAACCCATCAACACAGGCCGATTTATTAAAAATTGATGTTTGGAAAGAAAAAGTTTTATTATATAAAGATGCAGTAACGGCAATCGAAGGTATTGCACCAGTTTCTGTAACTTGGGCTAAGAAACACGTATTAGGATTCTCTGATGAAGAAATTAAATTAGATTTACAACAACAACGTATTGAAAAAGCGGTTGGTGCTGAATTAACTAACACGGCGACTATTATCAGTCATACAGGTGTATTTGACAATATTGATAAACTATATGGTGTTAAATCAGGCGCAACTCAAACTGTGGGAGCAACCCCACCACCTCCAGGAGGTGAATCAAGTGGTGGAGGATTAGGAGCACCTGAAGATATGGGTGGAGGGGCTCCAATACCACCACCACCAGGACCTGAACCAGGAGGTGAAGCGGAGATAACACCTGAATCATATAAACGTGATAACTTAACAATTTTATTAGAAAGTGATAACTTAACAGATTCGGATTCATTTATTGATTTGTCTAAAGCAAGAAATTCTTTAGGTGAAATGGAAAAAGAGTTAAACAAACTTCTAAAAGACTGATATTTATAAATAAAAAAGAGATGACAAATTTTGGAATAATTAAATCGAAGATAGAAGATGTGTTATTAGAATCATATAAAAACAACACATTTAAACAAGAATTCAAAAACTTTAAAAAGTTAGTTTTAGAAAATAAAAAAATATGCAAACTTTTTTATTTATATGATGATTTATCTTCTAATAAAGGATTATCGGAATCTATCGTTAATGAATATGTGAATGAATGTATAACCATTTATGAAAATACCATTAATAAAATACAAGAGTCGGATATTACACCATTAAAGTCTTGGATTAAAAATTCTAAGGTTGACAATCAGTATAATAATATTGATAATTTATTCTCGAGAGATGTCCTAACAATCGAATCAAGAATAACTAGTAAAAAATACATTTCAGAATCTCTTAAGAAATTACCTATCAAGAAAGCAGATACTGTTCAAATATCGCTAACTTCTATGGTTAATGTTGCAAATAAAACAATCACAAATTTTATTGATTCATTAACTGAGTCAGATAAAAAAGAATTAACAAAACTTTTATCTGAAGATGACGTTACTTTAAACCAAAAATTTGATGATGTTAAAAAAAGTGTTGTAACTAAATTAACTGAAATGAAAAATAATAATGAAGATAACTCAACTCAAACAAGAATTGATGAAACTCTTGATAAAGTAATTTCAGAAAAATACGACAAGTTAACTTATTTCAAACTTAAAAGTTTGAATGAGAATCTTTAATCGTTATTTGATTTATATTTTTTCTGAACGTATTTCGCTTTTGAAATCATATTCCTATTTTTAACAGATTTTTTTTGGAATTCTTTTCGTTCATTTAATTCCTTACTTTGCCTTGTCTTTATGACTTTGCTTTTGTAAATTTTTAACGCTTTTTCAAGAGTTACATTTTTTTCTACCTTTATGATTAACATGTTTTTGTGAGTTTATATTTATTTTGACTATTGCAGTAAATATACCTATTTTTATTAAAACAATAAACTTAGAAATTATGAAATTTAATGAAAAAGGGTAAAACCTCACACATTCACGGATTCAACACTGCCAAGGTAGTATATGGAACAGTTGATTCGATGAATTTAAAGTCACTCTATCTTAACATCCAAACATGGGTAGAACCAACTACAGAGTGCGAAAATTGGACAAGGACAGTTCTCAATATGAGCAGAGCCATAAAACATTCGGTCTACGAATCCTTAGATAAAGAGTTATTTGATGATAAATTTATAGTAGATTTAGATTTAAGGTCCAGCGGATTAAATCAAGGTAAAAAATCTTTTATGAACTTAGAGATTAATTTCTTTTTAAATCATGAAGGACATGACTTTAAATCAAAAGAAATTAAAGATTCACTTAAAGATATTACTAATAGAATTTTTTACGAAAACTTTATCGGTAACGATTACTTCAACTTTTATCTAACTAAAAAAATCAAAACAAACGATGATACGCTACAATTAGAGAATGTTTAATATTTATAATAAAACATTTGAGATGAATTTAAGAATTTTACAACCAACTGAAATAGGTAAAGGTATATTAATAGAATACGATGCGGGTTACGTATCACCAACAGATACACATAATGCTAAGGTTATTAAAGAATCTAAAGGTAATATGTTAGACCACTCTAAACCATTTGAATTTTATGCGGTATTACAGAAATATAATACCCCAAACAGAAATGGTAGAATATACCCTGAACGTATTTTAAAAAGAGAATCAGAAAACTATAAAAAAATGATAGAAAAGGGCACCGCTCTTTCAGAGTTAAATCACCCTGAATCGTCATTAATTGATTTAGATAGAGTTTCTCATGCAATAACTGAAATATGGTGGGAAGGTCCTGTACTAATGGGTAAGATACAATTACTTACATCACCAGGATTCCACGAAAGAGGTATTGTATCAACTAAAGGAGATTTAGCCGCTAATTACCTAAGACAAGGAGTTACGTTAGGAATCTCTTCAAGAGGAGTTGGTTCCCTTAAAAAAGTTGGTGAACAGAATGAGGTCCAAGAAGATTTTGAATTAATCTGTTTTGACTTAGTATCCTCACCATCAACACCAGGAGCGTATTTATTCCAAAATCCTGAAGATAGATTTAACTTTGAGGAGAACTTGGAAGAGGAGAAAAAAATGAAAGTCGAAAGACAAGTTGGGGAAAGTGGAAATAAATCACTTGACTTAATGAAAAAATTGAACGATTATTTAGGATATTAAAAAAAAATTATAACATGGACGAAAAGTATTTTATTGCAAAAATCACAACCGATATGATTGATGAAAAATCGGGAAAACTTAAAAAATTAAGAGAAGAAAAATTAGTAAAAGGTTATAACCCTACTGATGTTGAGGCCAAAGTAACGAAAGTTTTTGAGAACTACACACAGGATTGGAGACTAACTGCAATTGTTGAAAGTAAAATAGATGAAGTGATAGAATAAAATCTTTACATTTCAATAATAATAAAAGGGGGACATTTGTCCCCTTTTTTGTTTTTTATCAAAATGGTAATATTTATAATAAATAAAAAACCAATTATCAAATTAGTTTAATTAAAACTTTTTTGATATTGGGAGATATTTATATAGTAAATTAAAAACATACAAATGGCGAAAGAAAAATCTTTAGTGGAAGAAGCAATCATCCAAATGAAAAATTTGGAAGAAGCGGTTGCGGAAAATGCAAAAGGAATACTTGCTTCAACTATGAAGGAAGAAATCAAAGAACTAGTAAAAGAATCTCTAACTGAACAAGAAGACGAGATTGAAACGGATGTTGAAATGGACGAGCCTGAAATGGAAGACGATATGTCTGACGACGAAGGAATGGAAATGGATACTGATAATTTAGATATGGATATGGATGATGAAGATTCTATGGAGGATGACTTTATGGATGACGATGAAACTATTGACCTTACCGACGTTGACGACGAAGATGAAATCTTACGTGTATTTAGTTTAATGGGACCTGAAGATAATATCGTGGTTACCAAAGATAATTCAGGTAATATCAATCTTAAAGATTCTGAAAAAGAATATATGATTGTTGGTGAAGGTGAAGAATTTATGGATGATTCTGAAGAAATGTTTGAAATGGATGATATGTCAGATTTTGGTATGGAAGACGATGAAGACGAAGACATCAATAGCATCATTGATAGAGTATTTAAAAAAGATAACGACGAATTAGAAGAAATGGATTTTGAAAAAGATGAATTAGAGTTCGGAGAAGAAGAAGGAATGGACAGTGAAGAAATTGTTTATGAAATTGAATTCAACGAAGAAGAAGGTGAAGAAGATATGGGTCTATCTGAAGAAGATGAAGTAGAAGAAGAAATGTACGAATCTTACGAAGAAGAAGACGAGGATATGGAAGAAGAACCTGTTATGGAATCTAAAAAGATGTCAATCAAACCTAAGGGTGTTGGCATGGGAAATCCAAATAAGAAAAAAGTATACTCAAACAAACCTAACCAAGAAGGTGGTTTCAAAACTGTGAAAAAAACAGTTAATAAAACTATGGGTACTGGTAAAGCGAAATTTGAATACAAAGACGGTGAAAATCTTGACGGTGATATGAAAACTGTTAAAAAGGTTGAAACCAAAGAAGCATCAAGAACTTTAGGAAACGGTTCTAACTTTAGAAAGGGTGGTTTATCAAAACCAA